AATGTAGACCGCGAAATTATTCCATAAGAATTTAACAATTGAATAAACAATTGTTAATATTGAACCTGTAATACCAACAATTAACATCAGTATTGAAATGATTAAATATAATAAATCAAAATTTCTAACTCCGTCATTAATTGGGAACTTGTTTACTTCAGAATCACAACTTCTGTCTAATATTTCTTTAATAGATAAGAATCTACTTCTGTTAGTACCTTTTCTATATTCATCAATTAATTGTGCGGTTGTATAAACTTTGTTATAATTAAATTCATAGAAAAAATCTTGACAACCAATGGCTTCGTTTTTATTGGGATAATCATCCCAATCTAATGAAAAGGCGTATGACCTTTGAAATAGTGAAAATTTATAATCGTAATTTGTAAAATTTAATGTTACAGTTTGTGGTATTTCTTCTATATTTCCGTTATTAGCGGTTGTGGTTGTTTTTTTCTCAACCGTGATTTCTAATGTTCCACCATTTGGTAGGTCAACCCATTTTGAAGTATCCGTAACATTATTAATTTTATATGTAATACTTTTATATTCACCCGTGATTGAACTGAGTAAAAGTGCCGCATTTGTTGTAAAATTAAAACTTTGAGTTTCAATTAACTTATTTTTATCACCAAATATTGGTGAGAATTCAGTTGTGTTACTTAATGTTGATGGGTCAGTTCCACCATCCCATCCATATTCTTTAACATTTGGAACCAAAAAGTTTCCACGTAATAAACTACCTTTTGGATTAAAGACAGAAAGATTTAATAAGTTTGGACCAATAATACTACTTGATGTTTGTATTGCGCCAACTTCTTTTTCACCTTCATTTGTTTTAACTTTAAATCTATACTTACCCTTTGTTGGAATACCAACACTTGAGCTATTTGAAAATATTAATTCACCAAATTCATTTGTTGTTACATAATCCAAGTTCATTGGTACATCAACAACAAATGCGCCATTTTCATCAATTACTTTACCACCTTGTTCTAATTGATATTGTTCTAATATTGGGTCACCATTAAGATTGGTATTTATTGTTTGTCTTACAGCTAAAATTATACCAGGTCCTGCAACCATACCACACAAGTCACCTTGTTCTGAACTTGGTTTACAGTTGTTCTTTATCATCACAGAGTCATTTGATGTCATGATTGAACCCATAAAAGTTGCCGTAGGCTCAATCGTGATATTTGAATCTCTTAAATCAAAATCAACTCTTGTAATTCCAACATCACAAACATCTCCTGTTCCCCAAAATGAAGAAACTGAAATACTTCTTCTTTGATTAACAATCTGTGGTAATGATGATAAATCAACTGAACTTTTAAATTGGTTACCGTCAAACTGTTTTGAGTTACCAAGATTCATTCTAATTAAATCTGTTGGTCTCAATGAGAAACAACCCATATCAGATAAATCCAAATCCAACATTACTTGTTGATTTCCTAAAGGAACACCAACAATCATATAGTCACCTGATTCGTTTGTCTTTACCGTGTACTTGTAATATTTTTCATATATTTGTAATACTTCTGTTCTAGTTAAAACATCATCCCTTGTTGGGAAAGTACCTGTGGCTGCGTGTCCTTCATATGAAGGTGTATATGGAAGTAAGTTATATCTATAACCATCTTCATTTTTATCTGTAACATTCTTATATGGATATAATGCTGATATTACAGGGTCATTTTGGTCAACATCATCAATTGGTACAAACACCGATACTTTTGCGTTTGGTACACCGTATCCACCGTTGGCAATTACACGACCAACAACAACACCGTAGTCAGAACAAAAGCTTCTATACACATCAGATTGTGTAAGTTTCAAAGAAAGAATTTCCAAGAAATCAAAATCTTGGTCAACTTGTACTTTGATGGTTTTGTCAGATTGTGTACTATTTCCTACCGATGTTCGTATCCTATAAGTTTTAGGCATAATTGTTCTTTCTCATAAATAGTTAAAGTATTATTTTACAAAAATAGTCGAAGTAATTTTCTTGTGAAGATTACTGCTTAACACGAATACCAATATCTAAATTATCGTATCTAATTTGATAGAATTCTGTTGGTTGTGCATTTATAACATCATCAATCAATCTAATTTGTTTTGTTGTGGAATCTTGATATTTTTGTGCGGTCTGAGATGTTGAATATTTTCCTCCGACTCTGTTGAAGACCTTAACATCTGATATGTTAATAACACCTTCAGTATCTTGGACCAAACTTTTAATTTCAGAAATTAAAACATCTTCACCAAATTCTCTGTTTTGTGGTAACATATAATCACTAACTTTTGTTACAACATCCGATATGATTGAATTTTGATTTGTGTTTTTTGCAATTGTAATATAAATTTCAAATGCTAAATCAATAACTTTACCAGTATCAACACTTACATAATCATTTAACATTCTATAGTTAGACAAGAAAGATGCTATGTTATCTTTCAAAACTTTTGGAACATTTTGAGTCATTTTACCATTATCATCTTGGCTTAACACAATTACATTAATCTTGTTGTTATTTTCCAAAATACCAACCTTAGCTGGAACACCAAATTGACCCGGCATCTTTTGTATTAACGAGTAGTAGTCACCAAGAGTGACCGCTCTGTTTTGTGATGCAAAGTTAAATGTAACATAATTTCTAACTTCCTCTACAGATGGTGGATTTGCCCCACCAATAGCCGCTGTAACGTTTGTACATTGGATTGAATTTCTAACAGCGTTTGCAATTTCAATCGATGGTCCATTTACATCAAAATTTACATTACCAACAGTATTAATAATATTAACACCAACATTACTTTCAAGACCACCACCAACTCTATATTGTATAAACAAAGTTGTATTCGGTGTTGGAATGAATCCTAAACTCAAATTGTTTTGATAATCGTTTACTCTCAAAGTCACACCTGTTCGTGCAAAGCTAGCTAATTGGTCATCAGCTGTTGTATTACCACCACCGAAAGTCAACTTCATAAAGTTTTCAGGTGTAAACTCAGTTATAAATCTATTACCACTTTTGATGTATTTTCCAACTTTTATATTAGAGGTATCACTTGGTTTCGATGGGTCAGGAACAAAAATTGTATCTTCGGCTAATGCTTGTACTTCATACCATTTACCAACTGAACTTAAGAATTCTTGATACGATGGTATATTATTATATTCAATTCCGTCTTTTTGTATTATTGATAATATATTAACTACGTTTCTTTCAGGTAAAAATAAACTTAAAAATGGTGTCGCATCTGCTTGTGTTATAACTTTTTTAAATACCTTTGTGATACCGTTTACCACAACCTCTCTTTTTATAATATTATAACTTTGTATGTTGTTTGACGCATCCAAAATTGGTATTACTTTTTGATTTTTTTCTCCTGAGGAACTAAATGCTGACGCAAAATTAATGTCATTTGGATTTTCAAATGTTTGTCCCGCACCAACAAATTGTGACCCAGCTTTTAAAACACCCATGTAATCAGGGTTAGGTCTGTCACCTAAAGCGGGTACATTAATTGTTATATCACAAACCGCGATTGATGGTCTGTTTCCCGGTATTTTCAAACCGTAAGTTCTTGCTATGTTATATATTGAACTTCTTTGTTGTGCAAATTCAAGGACGGTTTCCTGTATACTTCTATCAATATGATAATGTAAGTTGTCTGTTACGGCAGCGTTTAAATCCATTAAAACAGAAAAAATTGATGCGTCATTGAAGTTGTCAATTAGGTCGGGATAATACTGTCTAGTATAATCAATAAGTTCTTGTCTTATAGCGGCAAAATCTCGGACGGTATAGGATATTCTTTTTTCAGCCATTTATGTTAAATATTTATAATTATGAAATCTTTTGATTGGAAAGCGTTATCACTGATTGTGTAATCAATTCTCATCTTAGCGGTGTATTCTGAAGTATTTCTACCTCCAACCCTATAAACACCATTTCCTAAGTTCTCAGAGTTTAAAGTACCAACTGACTCATATTCATCAAATGGTAAAATTATAATATCATTAATAATTAAATTAGGAATGTACTTACTTACATTATCTCTAATATCATCTTTAATTGATTCAAATGTTACACCATCTAATGGTTCAAAAATAAATTCATAGATTTTAGTACCGAAATCAGGTAAGTAATATCTACTACCTTTTCTAGTTAAAATCAAATGAATTAAATTACTTCTTATTTCTTGGTCAGGATTTTGAGACAAAGAAAGATAATCCCCCTTTAATGAATCATTAAAAGGAAAATTAATACCATAAGTTACACCATTAGCCATTGTTTATAAATATAGTTGTATTCCCTTTTTTGTGAGCAGGAAAAAAAGGACAATGTCTACAACAATTACCACAACAACTACCCCTTCTTAAATGAAACTCTTTTGTGAACACATAAATTCCATTTTCAATATAAAAATCAGAAGGGAGAAGTTTTTGACTTCCCCCTTCCAAATTATTCATAGTTTTATTTTGATTAAACAATTTCACACGCTCCCCCGCCGCAAGCGACAGAATCTGAAAGTGATGTATCATCTTGTAATTCAACAACCTTTGATAAGTCAATTGACTGTAATTTAGAAAATAATCTTTCGTATTCTTCTTTGGTACAATCCTCAAAAGGTGCTTGAATATAACTGCCCCCATTATAGGGCAATACCGATAATCCATTATAGAAATCTCTATTATTCCACATCCATTCACCAGCCAATTCCCAATCTTCAGGTTTTAAACTGATTGTTGCGGATACGTTGTGACTGTTTGAACCAGTTCTGTGACCAGGTTTAACCCACTCTTGTGTGATTTTCTTAACACGGTCCAACAATTGGAAAGGTGACTCTGTTCTTAAAATTGCTCCTTCGGGTGCTTTTTGTGGAACTGAAATAACTGCCGTGTCATGTGGACGGAAATATTCATCTTCAACCAACTCAGGGTGATTCATCGCCAAGTATTGGTAAATAGATTCGTTCTTACCTACACGAACTCTGCGAACATAATAGTCGTTGTGCCATGCGTGGATACCTGAAGATGTTCCCAATG